TGGAGGACGCTCCAGCTAACAGCTTCTTTTTAGAATACTTATCAAGACCACCTACGGCTGAAATATTTTTTGAAGACGTGTTAATGGCACTAGTATTTTACGGCATGCCAATACTTGCGGAAAACAATAAACCTAGACTTTTATATTATTTAAGACGTAGAGGTTACAGAGGGTTTAGTATGAATAGACCAGACAAGGTTTGGAATAAATTATCTGTAGCAGAAAAAGAAATAGGTGGTATACCAAACTCTAGCGAAGATATAAAACAGTCTCATGCAGCTGCGATTGAAATGTATATACAAAACCACGTAGGTATGAAGCAAGATGGTGGTTTTGGTAACACATATTTTAACGCTTTGTTAAACGATTGGGCTAAGTTTGATATAAACAAAAGAACTAAACACGATGCTTCTATAAGTAGCGGTTTAGCTATAATGGCTTGTAATAGGCATTTATATAGACCTAATGCTGAAATTAAAAAGCCTAAATTAAACATAAATATTTCCAGATATAACAACAATGGAACTAATTCACAAATAATAAAATAATATGGGATATTCTAGTAACAGTTATTTTCCTAGTCAAACAGTAAGTGATGCTGAAAAAATTAGCTATGATTATGGTTTAAAAGTAGCTAAAGCTATAGAAACAGAATGGTTTAATGATAGCTATAATAATAATAGGTATAGAAACAATATGAATAACTTTCATAACCTAAGATTATATGCTAGAGGCGAACAATCAATACAAAAATACAAGGATGAGTTATCTATAAACGGTGATTTGTCTTATTTAAATTTAGACTGGACTCCAGTACCTATTATACCTAAATTTGTAGATATAGTTGTTAACGGTATAGCTGAAAGAACTTATGATATAAAAGCATTTTCACAATCACCAAATGGTGTTGATCAAAGAACTGAGTATATGGAAAATATACTTAACGACATGCAGATGAAAGATTTTAACGAAGAAGTTGATGCTAGATTTGGTGTTAATATGAGGGAAAGTGAAATAAAAGAGTTACCAGAGTCTGAAGAAGAATTAGGTATACATATGCAGCTTAATTATAAACAAGCTGTTGAGTTAGCAGAAGAACAAGCGTTAAACGTATTATTTGAAGGCAATAAATACGAATTAATAAAAAAACGTTTTTATTACGACTTAACTGTTTTAGGTATTGGTGCTGCTAAAACATCTTTTAATACTTCTGAAGGCGTCACTATAGATTACGTTGATCCTGCTAATTTAGTTTACTCATACACTGACTCTCCATATTTTGAAGATATATATTATGTTGGTGAAGTTAAGTCAATACCTGTTAACGAACTCGCTAAAGAGTTTCCACATCTTACTGAGTCTGACTTAGAAGATATAATGAAAAACAAATCATATCAAAGAAATAGTAATAGAAGTAAATATAACTCTGGTAAAGAAGATCATAATAAGATTCAAGTTTTATATTTTGATTATAAAACTTATATGAACGAAGTTTATAAAATAAAAGAAACTGGTACTGGAGCAGAAAAAGTTATACCTAAAGATGATAACTTTAATCCTCCTGAAAATAAAGAAGGTGATTATTCAAGGCTATTAAGATCTATAGAGGTTTTATACGAAGGGGCTTTAATATTAGGCACAGACAAACTTTTAAAATGGCAAATGTCTAAAAACATGATGCGTCCTAAAAGCGATTACACTAAAGTCAAAATGAATTATGCTATAGTAGCACCACGTATATACGATGGTAAAATAGAAAGTTTAGTAAAGCGTGTTACTGGTTTTGCTGACATGATACAACTAACTCATTTAAAACTACAACAAGTAATGTCACGTATGGTGCCAGATGGTGTTTATCTTGACGCTGATGGACTAGCTGAAATAGACTTAGGAAATGGTACTAATTATAACCCTCAAGAAGCATTAAACATGTTTTTCCAAACTGGTTCTGTAATTGGTAGATCATTTACTAGTGAAGGTGATATGAATCCTGGTAAAATACCTATTCAAGAAATAACTAGTGGAAGTGGTGGTAATAAAATGCAAGCTTTAATAGCTAACTACAATTACTATTTACAAATGATACGTGATGTAACAGGTTTAAATGAAGCAAGAGACGGTAGTATGCCAGATAAAAACGCTTTAGTTGGTGTACAAAAGTTAGCCGCAGCAAATAGTAATACAGCTACAAGACATATACTGCAAAGTGGTTTGTTTTTAACGGCTGAAATAGCCGAGTGTTTATCTCTTAGAATATCTGATATATTAGAATATTCTCCTACAGCTGACGCTTTTATACATGCTATAGGCTCGCATAATGTAGCAACATTAGAAGAAATGTCTAGTTTACATTTGTATGATTTTGGTATATTTATAGAATTACAACCAGACGAAGAAGAAAAAGCTAGGTTAGAAAACAATATACAAATGGCTTTACAACAACAAGGTATAGAGCTAGAAGACGCTATTGATCTTAGAGAAATTAAAAATATTAAACTTGCTAATCAACTATTAAAAATTAGAAGAAATAAAAAACAAGCAAAAGATAGGAAGTTGCAAATGGATAACATACAAGCTCAGTCTCAAGCTAATGCACAAGCCGCTCAAGTTTCTGCTCAAGTTGAAATACAAAAAAATCAAGCTTTAACTCAAGGCAAAGCTCAACTAGAACAACTTAAGTCTCAAATTGATATTCAAAAACTACAACAAGAGGCTTCTCTTAAAAAAGAGCTAATGCAACTAGAGTTTCAATATAACACACAATTAAAAAGCATGGAAGTTGAAGGTGTTAAAAATAGAGAAAAAGAAAAAGAAGATCGTAAAGACAAAAGAACTAAAATACAAGCTACTCAACAAAGCGAGATGATTGAGCAAAGAAAGAGTGGCAAACCACCTAAAAACTTTGAGTCTTCAGGTAATGATATATTAGGTGGAGGCTTTAATTTAGGCTCGTTTGAACCTAGTTAAAATTTATTAATTATTATTATATTATATTATGGAAGAAAAAAATGAAAACGTAGTTGAAGAAACTACACAAGAAAACGTTACTAAAGTTAAAGTTGAAGAACCAAAACAAGATGATAACGTTATAAAGGTAAATTTAGACAAACCAATTAAACCAGAAGAAAATGAAACTAAAGAAAATAACGCTGACAACAGCGGAGTGGCTACAGAGCCTGAAAATGCCGAGCCCATACAAGAACAAAAAGAAATACAACCGGAAACAGAAACACAAGAAGCTCCAGTATTAGAAGAAATTACTAAAGACTCAACTGAAGAGGAAGTAGCAAAAGTAGAAGAAAAAGTTGAAGAAGCTGTTGCTGAAGCAGAGGTTACTGGAAAACCATTACCAGAAAATATACAAAAGTTAGTTGACTTTATGGATGAAACTGGTGGTGATATACAAGATTATGTAAAACTTAATCAAGATTATAGCAAGTTAGATGATAGTGATGTTCTATATGAATACTACAAACAAACAAAACCACATTTAACTAGTGAAGAAGTAAACTTTCTTTTAGAAGACTCTTTTTCTTATGACGAAGAAACTGAAGATGAGAAAGTTATTAGAAGAAAAAAACTAGCGTTTAAAGAGCAAGTTGCCAGCGCTAGAAGCCACTTGGACGGGCAAAAGTCCAGATACTATGAAGAAATTAAAGCTGGTTCAAAGCTTACGCCTGAACAACAAAAAGCTTGGGATTTTTTTAATAGATATAACAAAGAGTCAGAAGCAAACCAAAAAATAGTTAAAAAGAACTCTGATATTTTTACACAAAAAACTAATCAAGTTTTTAACGATAAATTCAAAGGTTTTGAATATAATGTCGGTGATAAAAAATATAGGTTTAACGTAAACAACGCTGAAGAGGTTAAAACAACACAAAGTGATATAAGCAATTTTACTAAAAAGTTTTTAGATAAAAACTCTGCTTTAACAGATGCTAAAGGTTATCATAAATCTCTATTTACAGCAATGAATGCTGATGCTATTGCAAAACATTTTTATGAACAAGGTAGGGCTGACGCTATGAAAGATAGCGTTGCTAAAGCTAAAAACATTAATATGAATCCAAGACAAGCTCATGGAGAAGTTAATGTTGGAGGTATGAAAGTAAAAGTTTTAGGTGATAATTCTTCTGATTTTAAGTTCAAAATTAAAAATAACAAATAACAATTTAAAAATTAAAAATTATGGCAATTTCAAATCCTGGAGGTAGTTTAAATGTAGTTCCTGGTGCAATACAACAGGCTACTAGCACAAACTACCTAGATTTTACTGCGGGCAATAATGATTGGGCGCAACAATACCTGCCTGACTTGATGGAAAAAGAAGCTGAGGTTTTCGGACCTAGAACAATTTCTGGTTTTCTTGCTCAAGTTAGCGCAGAAGAGGCTATGACTTCTGATGAGGTTGTATGGTCTGAACAAGGAAGACTACACTTAACGTACACTTGTACTATTAAGACTGCAGCTTCTAACTTAATTACAATTAGTGATCATATAGATACTAACGCTGCTTATTTAAGCGGTAGTCATGGTATTAGAAAAGGTGATACTGTTATTATAGCTAACTCTACAAAAAACATTACTGTAAGAGGTTATGTTAGTGCAATTGATGTTGGTGCTGATGTTAACGATATTACTGTACTACCTTATAACTCTAATGATTTAGCTGATACTAGAATTGGTATGGCTGATTCTGATGTTGGTGTTATTATGGTTTATGGTTCTGAGTACAAGAAAGGCGATGACTACAACGGTTCTGCTAAGCATACTGCTAACGAAGCTTCATTTAAAACTTTTACTAATAAACCAATTATTATAAAAGATTATTACGAAGTTTCTGGTTCTGATACTTCTAGAATAGGTTGGGTAGAAGTTTCTTCTGAAGCTGGTCAATCTGGTTACTTATGGTATTTAAAAGCTGAAGCTGATACAAGAGCTCGTTTTACTGATTA